TCCTTTAGCTTTAGTAGAAATATAAGGATTTTGTGCTGCTGCATTTGCAGTTAAAGGAGATAATAAAATAACACTATCAAAGCCTAATCTTTCATCAGTAATAGTTGTGGTTGTATTAGAAGCTCTTAAAGTAACAGAGCCTGTATTGTTTGTTTTTCCTGCCATAGAATTATTTAAAACTTCTGCAACTGCTCTAGGCTCTCCACCTTGATAAGGCAAGGTTCTATACATTATCTATTGCCTTTTTTAAAATTATCTAATAAACCTTTTTGTTTAGCATAAGATGTATAAGTCATCATAGGTTCATTTATAACCATAGCACGATTTTTTTCTATTGCTTCTTTAGCTAATCTAACAGTATCTTCATAAGATTGACTTTGCTCACCTATGTTTATTCCAATTGCATTATTATATAAATCCATTTTTTTTTCTTCTTCAGTTTGCAATGGATGTGCTGCACCTAATATTCCTAAAGGTAATTTTACATTTTCGTGATAATCACTAACCATTTGAGATATTGTTGGATTTGTTTTTCTTGCCATTTCTGCTGTCCATAATAAATGCCTATAAGCATCTGCTTCATTATTTACATTTACACCAGTTTGACTTCCATAAGTATCAACAGCTTCATTTATATACTGATTTCCATGTATTGTTTGTGCATAATCTTTTAACTTATCAAACCAATTCATTATCTATTGCCTTGTGGCTTAAAGTCTACATCTATAGCCATAGCATTTGTCCATGAACCTGTAGGCTTAACAGATACTCTGTGATATCTACCACCAGTTCTTACATTAGCTCTACCTTCTGATGATGTGGATACTGTTGCACCAAAAATAATAGAATCATTTAATTCTCTGCGACTAGCTACTGCTACATCTGCACTACCATTATCTATTTGTGGTCTTAATAAATTAATTACTGAATTGTACCCATCTTCAAGATCAGTAGTAACTAATTCAGAGTTATATGTTGAGCCTGTAAATGTAGATATTTTTGTACCTGTAGCACCAGCAAATAAAAATTTACCACCTACCCAAAGTCTTGCATCTAGTGATGCAGGCATTGCATCTATGTCGGTGTACCCTAGACTACCTAATCCTTCTAAAGTCGTTCCTATGGTCGCTATATTACCTAGAACATTAGCTGTGGTTTCTACTCTTGACCACTTACCTAGTGTCCAGTTGTAAACTAGCATACTTCTACCACCACCTACATTAGGATAATTCCAAATAGCAATATTTAATGCAGGGTTTATAGAAGCACTCATATTATCTAATAATGACAGGTCAGCATCGGCAAAGAAAAATCTGTTTATTTTTTCGTTTCCAATCGGAGTTACTTGACTACCATCACAACTATAAAACCCATCATCACTTAAAAAGAATGAAACTTGATTGTACTGACAAATAGAATTTCCATTTAAACAACCTAATCCTCTTGAGATATTGTCAAATTGGAAGAATAATGGTGAGCCTACATAAGACATTAATTGAATTGATTTTTCTAAAAATACTAAACCAAATTCTCCACCTGTAATACCGACAACATTACCACCATCTGCGATTACTTGTAAATCTGATTGTGATGTTGCTCCTGCTGCCCAATTTTCTTCTGAATTAATATCAGACCACCTTACTGTAGATCTTCCTAAAGCTCCTGTTGCTAAACTTCCTGTTACTACAAAATCTCTTACTACTGTTATTTGTTTTACTGTAGGAGAAGTTGCTACATCTGCAAAAGCTGTTGAAGTACCTATAGTCCAATATTGAATTTTAGCTGTACCATTTACAGCAAGGACTGTCTTGCCGAACTGGGCAAATTTCCATGGAAATGCACTTGTATATCCACCTGATTTAGATTTATCTTCTAATGCTTCTGAGGATGAATTAAACTTAAATAATTTAGTTGCACCACCTGCAAACAATACTACTTCAGTATCATATTTTGCAACAAAAACAGAGTTTAGATTTTCTGATGCAGCACCACTAAAATCTTCTGCATTAGGAAAAGGTTGATAGCCAATAGATACTGGCGTTACATTTTTAGCTTCATTTAATGCACCTGAATTATCAGGCTGGTCTGGTAGCCACTCTCCAAACTGGATTCTTTTAGTTGCCATTAATTAACCTCCGGACCTATTATTGTTCCTGTTACTGTTTTTGTTGTAAGTGATATTCCATCTATTGCATTGCCTGCTAATCCACCTATATTAGTTCCATCAAAGTCTGGTGCTGGTTGCCCTCTTGAGCCTGCTTGACCTAAATTACCACCTGCTCCACCTGTAGAACCAAATTGTCTTTCACTGGATGCTGGTGATGAGCAATAAGTAATTCCTGCACCACCATTTGTTGCTGTGCCATCTGAACCACTAGTAGAGCAACCATCATTTGGTATTCCTGGTCCACCTGGTCCTACAATATTTCCTGCACCACCACCACCTGCTCCAGTAAAGTCATCAAACGACTCACCACTACGATTTGTTCTTCCACCTCCACCTCCTCCACCACCACCAGAAGCAATAGTTCCGTTATTAGTAAGTTTTAAAGTATTTCTTGTGTGCAAAGCTGTCCCACCTGGAAGTCCAAACTTTGCTGCTGGACCTGTTCCTGCAACCCTTCCACCACCTGCACCACCAGCTCCCACAATACTTCCATTGTTTACTAGATAAATAACAGAACCAGTAGCAAATCCAGATATAGAAAAAGCTGGAATAGATGTATTTGTGCTTGATAATGTAACGCCTGAATTAATTTCTATTCTTGCTGTTATTGGTGTTGTAGGACTACCTAAAGATGTAAATAAATTAAAATCTTTTGAACTGCTAGATACAGCTAAAGTTGTAAGCATTTGATACCATACACCACCTTGCCTTACCCAAATTTGATTAGCTTCTTTCCATGCTCCAGAATCTTTTACATAAATATGAGATGGTACTACCCATGAGCCAGAATTTTTTACAGATATAGTCATTAAATTTGATACCAGATATCACCATCAGAGCCACCAGATGGAGCAGAACTAGATATTGTTTTTGCTCCTGTTGCATTAGTTCCTGGAGTTATTGCATTTATAGTTGTGCCTGTAATTGCTCCACCACTAATACTAACTGAATTAGATGCTTGAGTAGCCATTGTACCTAATCCTTGTGCAGTATTAGAAGCAGTTACAAAAGCTGTAGTTGCTAATTGAGTTGTATTAGTTCCAGCAGATGCAGTTGGTCCAGTAGGAATACCTGATAAAGTTGATGTGCCATCTACAGTTAAATTGCCACCGACTACAAGATTATCATTATCGTAACCTGTAGAAAAATCTTTTACTTGAGCCATTATTTCTCTCAAAGCATTATTGATCGTAGCAGGAGGACAACCCTCATTTATATTTACTCCACCTACATCTGTGTTAGAACCTGCTGTTGATGACCATTCTGATATCTTATCTCTACTCATATTATCCTATCCTTAACCAAATGTTTGAAGTTATTGGAACAACTGTCCAATTATCACCTTGAATATTTCCTTTTGCTGTTAAATTACCTGTGCTTGAAATAGCTCCAACTGCTGAATAAGTTACTCCAGAACTAGCTGTTAATGTTGCTGTACTTAATATACTTGCATTTGCAGATTGCACTAAACCAGCTAATACAGTCAATGTTGCTTTTGCATCTATTTTAGCAATACCAAGAAGAATTTGACCACTAGATAAAACTGTAACTGTAGCAGTTCCTGTAACTCCAGCACTTCCTGTAACTAATTGCCCAATCGTTACTGCTTCTAATAAAGCTGTGCTACTTATACTTGCATTGCCTAATATTATTTGATTAGCACTTGTGGCAGTTAAAGTTCCTACCCCTGCAATACTTCCAGTTCCTAAAACTATTTGTCCGTTACTTATTGCAATTACATTTGCAGTTCCAGATATAGATGCACCACCTGCAAACTTACTTGTTCCTGAAGAACTATATGCTGTTTCTGAAAAAGCATTTATACCAAACATTATTTATCCTTCAATTGCTGCGTTTACTTCTGTCATATCTTCATCTGTCCAATAGTCTTTTGCTACCATAATTTCTAAATGTTCAACATTTTGTTCTATCATATGGTTTACTTGTTTTGCTTCCATATCAGTTGGATGATTTCCAGCTCTAAAATTATTAATTAATTCTACTGAATGACCCATAGCCTCATAGTGCTTTGCAATTTTTTGTTCTTCTGTTAATACTGGTGGTGTAAACATTATTTATTCTCCAATTCTTTTACTTTAGTTGAAAGTTCTTGTATTGCTT